ATTGCTGTTGGTGTTGCTGTTGCTACCGCCATTATTGCCAGGAAAACTTCAAAGCCAACTAGTATATTTACACCATATTTTGATAATAGATCATCATTACCACCTACTAATCGAAATTTGGCAATTAGTACTATTAATTTGCCATCTACACCACCTCCGTTAACTATTGAACAATTGCAATTGTTACCATTAGATCCATCAGCCAAATTGAAGATTAATGATTCGTTATCAAAACGTGCTGAACATTTTCCACTTAAAGTAGTTGGTAGGGTTACTACTCATTCTATACCAATTGTTCCTGAATCTTCAGCTCATACTAGTTTAGCAGCTTTAATTACTAGACAATTAAAACCTCAAGTAGTTAATACTACTGAATTTGACCATAGTTATTTTGGTGAAATGTATAGGTATTGTGTATTATATTATGATGAATTTATGCCAAACGTTCGCAATATTCGACAAAAACCACAAAATATATGGAATGCAAACTTTTCAGGTGCACAACAAGAAACACATATTAAAGCCATATGTGAGTTTAATGATAATCCTGTTGGAAAAATAAATACATGTGGCATGTTCCCAAAAATTGAAATGAATATTAAAGGAACAGTTGATGGAGTTCCAAAAATGGATCCACGAGCGATTCAATCAAGACAACCTCAACATAATGTACATGTTGCTCCAACTATACACTCATTTGCTGCCGAATTGCAACAAGTGTGGTCTACCAATAACGAATATGGTTTGGTATATACTTCAAAATTAACAGCAGGTGAAATTGGTACATATTTTTTCAATTCATTTGATGGTAGTCAACGTGTTGCAATAGAAGGAGATTATGCACGTTTTGATTCTACCATACATGCTGGTTTGTTACGATTGGAAAATGCTTTTATAAAACTTGCAGGTACATCACAACACGTTCTTGATTCTTTGGAAAGGTCGATACATACCGTTGGTTATGACAAATGGGGTAATAAATATTCTGTCTTTGGTACTAGACATTCTGGAGATCCAAATACCTCTT